GGGGGGGGACACGACGGTGCGGCTGTGGGATATAGAAAGCGGGGAGCAGAAGCAAAATTTAGAAGGGCATACACATGGAGTTTTTAGCGTAGCGTATTCGCCGAGAGGAGATCAGGTAGCGTCGGGGAGTTGGGACAATACGGTGCGGCTGTGGGATCCCCAAACGGGAGAGTGCCAAATACTGATTGAAGATAGTGGACGGATTGCAAGCCTAGCCTGGAAAGAGGCATCGGGTATTCACTATTTAGGGATAGGTAGTCTAGATAACTCAGTTCGGCAATGGGAATTGCGAAAAGAAGAGGGGAAATATAAGGCGTATTTCAGTTGGAGTACGGGTCATAATTTTTTGACAGTGAGAGGAGCGTTAATAGAAGGAGTGGAAGGGTTAAGCGAGAGGAATGAGAAGCTGCTAAAACAGCGAGGTGCGATAGTAGATGAAGATCTGTGGGAAACGAGTTCGGAAGAAGAAAGTGTAGTTGAAAAAATTAATAAGCAGGGGAAGAAAAAGATAGTGTTTAGAGAGCGCCAAATAATGCAACGAACAATTTTAAAGAAAGGATTAAATAAGGCAAGAATGTATGCTAGGTCAGGTGCTGGCTAAGCTATTTATTGGCTAAGAGAGTTTGAGGCTGCTGCTTGAGCATTTCGTAACTGCCGATAGAAAGCCTTCAATCCAAGCGCTTGTTCACGCCACTGGTGGCAGATATTGGCGTTAAAGGCATTAGTTTCGGCAATCTCAGCAAGCGAAATTCCGGCGGGTTTTCGGTCAAACTCGGCGGCAAGTCCGGCAGGCTCGTTGGCAAAAGCCGCATTGTAGTGGCGCACGAAGCCAACGTTAACGCCGAAACGGTTAGTATCAGCTTGGGTAACATAGATAGGCACTTCCTTGATCATGGTCTCGCCTTTTTCCTTGACGAGCTTGATGCGTTCACGGTATTGAATTTCGGTTTGTATGACGACTTTGGCTTGGGCTTCAATCAATTGGGCACGGGCCATGGCGAGCTGAGCCCTATAGTGCACGAGCGCTGAGCGTTCTTTCTGAATACGCGGTTTGTAATAGAAAGAACCTGCGCACCCTGCGCCAAGGCTGAATGCGGTTGCTGCAACGCACAATGGTCGTAGGAGAGAGACAATCCAACTATTCAGCATGATTGCGTTTTCCCAACCAGCGTTGTACAGCTAGTTCCAGATAAGACTGGCCGAGAATGCCGAAAGCTGCACCCAGGCCCGTAATCGCAATCGCAGGCAATTCAGGCAAGAGCGTAAGGACGGAACTCGCGGCGACGCTTAAGCCGGCCCCTACAATCATGCGCCCGATAATGAGCCGAGCGGTGATTTTCTCGCCGCCATCGAGCAATTTACCAATTCCAAGCACAGCACCCATCGTAGCCAATATGGCAAGCATTCGGTCATGTTCGTGAAGATTCATTTTTAATATTGAGAGTTAAATTTTTCCGGTGCGCATCCTATTGGCGAGGCGTAGCGCTCGTTGGCCGACTTGATTCGCCCATTTGGAAGCGAGCATCTCATTCGCCGCGGCTGCGTAGTTGTTGCGTTGCATGGCGTTAAGAGTATTAACAAAGGTGAGGAGATTGCCACCCAAGTTAAAGGCCATATGGATCAATACGCGTTGCCGTACTGCATCCAAGGTCCTCCACCAGGGTAAATGCCGATCCAGCCATCTAAGCGTTCGCGCAATATCGTTGTGCAAAAGGATCTCGCATTCGCTCTGAGAGATGCCCCCATCCGTCAAATTGCGCCCGACGCCGATGGTGATTTTGCCGACGGTATCGAAGTAGGGTTTAAAGCGTTCGCCTTCATCGCGTTTAAGCTCTGAAACGAGTGTGGCCCTGTCAAAGGTGTCGGTCATGAATTTTTTATAAGTGTGTAGACGAAAAAAAGACCGCTCTAAGGCGGTCTGCACAATATTGACTGAGTTCAATTCTCATCCGGCGGTTTAGGCCATTCGATCTCGGCGGAAAGGCTAGAGTGCTGCTCAATGCGGTTGAGAGCAACTCGATAAAGTTTCCATTCTTTGAGAAGCTGTTTTTCGTCATCCGTGGCGATGTTGAGGTCTACGGCATCCTGTAAAGGAGCGACTTTTAAAGCCGCTTGACTCAACCGAGCCTGTCGACAGCGTAAATTAATGTCGGCCCACTCCTCAGGGGTAAGTGGAGGCGGGTCAACAGCCACGGGGTAGCCGTTCTCATTAGACTGGATCCATTTGCCTTTGGATTGGGCATTGAGCAATGCGGTGTGCTCTTCTTGAGTAATAGAGACAGCATCTTTAGGGATGTTATCGCCATGTATCCCGACGCAGTAAAATCCGGGTTCTGATTTTGAATAATAAAAAGTCATACTATGAAGAGGGTTTAAATAGAAAACAGAAGAATAGACATGAGAGGGCAAATTAATGTCCAATAGCAAACCAATGAAGGCCCCATCCTGCGCGGGTCATGGCATTTTCATCGAGAGTGCGCAATGTGGCGCCTATATTGGTTCGAGTCCCGACATATTCGATGACGGTTGCACATCCAGTGCCGAGATGAGTGCCATGAATGGCCAGACATTTCGTTGAAAACTTGACAGGGAAAATCACGTTAGACATTCCATTGCCGTGGGTAGAGGTGAAACCCCATTGGAGAATGAGGCCGCCTGGAAGTTTCTGGAACCCGTTGCCTTGAAAGGATTGTCGGTCAGGTCCAGTGAACAGGCTAAGAAGGGTGGCCCAGGTGGAAGCGGTGGTAGCGATACGGGTACTCCTGTCTTGAGCTGACGGAGTGGGTGCGGTAGGCTGGCCGGTGAAAGTTGGGTTAGCAATGGGTGCCGCATCGGTAATACCGTAACCGTCTAATGTTGTTGGCGTTTTGGTGATTTTGGGCCAGGCCAATTCACCGTCTTTGGGGTGAAAGTGCGCATCGAGGGCTTCGCGCGTAAGACCCCATTCTTCCCATTCGGCTAAGCCAGTTGAAGGCACTTTGCCTTGATTCGCTACTTTGGCTCGATAGGTTTTGCCGCCATGCTGAATATAGCTGCCTTCGGGATACTCTTCAGTATTGGACCATTCAGGCAAGCCTCTTTGCATCAGATAGCGTATCGCTTCATCAGCGCGTTTACCGATAAAATTAAACCATTCCATCGGTGGGATGCCGCCGGTCTGTTCAAAGGCAACGCCCCAACCGCGTGAGAGATCGGGAAAGGGTTGAACTTCTCCAGGGCGCGCGCCCTCAGCAAAGATATGTTCATCAGGACGTTGATAAAGGGTCATAAATACCTCGCAAATTTTCCATGGTTAAAAGCGAATGCGCCAGGTGAGTTGGCGAATCCGAAAGCGATAATGTTGGCTAAAACGACATAGTTGACGTTGACGCCTGCGGGTCGGGGCAGAATATCGAGCGTCTGAATGGCATAGCGTTTAAAGGTGGTAATTTGATCGCTGCGAATGGTGACGGTGAAACTCATGTCGTACTGATCATAGACACTGGCTTGCCCGCCAAAGATAAAATCCAGCGCGTGTGTAATGTCAGGAATGGTGCCCGTCATATGATTTTTGGCGATGCGGCATTTGATGAGAAAGCGAAAGTCATCGTCATCGAGCACGACGGAATCGGTAATGACATCGCCCTTGCGATACCATTTGCCGCCGCCACTCCCCATGTTGCTCAACCCCTGAGCGCCAGGGGCGCGTTCAAAGCCGAACAAGCTGCGAGGGGCCAGCCCTTTTAAAATGCGAGATTGCCCGACATGTTGGCCTACCAGGTCTAGGTTTTTGCCTGTTGCGGCCTCAATATGGAGTGCATTCGGTAAATCGGCGAGGCCGCGCCATGTGTCGGTAAAATAGTGATCGATCAGTTGTGCGGTAGCCCGTGCTTTGGGCTTGCCTCTGTATTGCCAGATGAGCAGTGATGGATAGGACATGGTGTGTGATTTTTAGAGCACGACGACTTCAATATCCTTAGGGGCAAAGCGGGCCATCTCGCGCACGCCGATCTCAATATTGCTGGCAGCGAGCGTTTGGCCGTGTCGGCCAATGTTGAGTGTTTCCACCCAAAACCCCTGTACGGTATTGATGGGGCTGTATAAGCGCGAGAGCAGCACGGTTTCGCCAATGCTGAACGCTGTTTTTGTTAGTGTGGCTTTAATCGCCTCGACGTCGACCGCCGTAAAATGGGCGTTACGGCGCACTTCGAGATAAGCGGCGCAAGCGACGACCGCAGGTCGATCAAAGCGGATTGAGCGCGCCATACCTGTGTTGTCGAGAATCTGCGTTTGCACCGCGCCGCGTAGCCCTGTGCCAGCGGTTTTATTCTCAAAGATCACCTGAGCAATCTCGGTATCTGAGCCGCCCTCGACAATAATATTAAGGCTATGCGCCGGTACATTGTTCGCATCGGTTCGATGGCTGTCATTTTCTAAACACACCGCTTGGCGGACATCAGATAGCTGTAAAAGCTTAACGATCATCCCATCGACGGAGTTTTGAGCCGCTTTTGTACGGCTAATAAAGAAACGGCGTCGCAATTCAGCATCGGTTTCTTCCTCTTCTCCGACTTCTGCGGCTTGACTGCTTTGAGCGGAGCGCCAGCCTAAAAAGAGCGTTTCGAGGGTGAGTTCGGTTTGGGCGGGCAGAGGAAAGGCACCGAGCGTTTCGCTTCTTAAATCAGCGTGCGCTGAGCCATTTTCATTCAACGTCGTATCGGCAACCAATAACCACCGTCGATGATGCGGATCGGTGAGGACTGCGCCAGCCGGAATCAAAGTTCGGGGCGTGCCGGTCAAGATCGCATTGCGTAGAGAGCTATAGCGTGCTTGCCGGCGCGTGAGTCCGGCATAGGCGACGCGCTGTTCAAGCCAAACGCCGCTGGCGGCTTCAGGATCGAGCGCTTTGTAAATGGATTCAGCAAGCTCTTCTAGATCGGTTTTAATTTGTGCAATAAGGCCAATCAATTGCCCATCGGGGCTATCAGGATCGGTATTAATGTCCGCGCCATAAATCGTGCGAAAGCCTGCATCGAGCTGAGCGAGGTTGGCATCCAGCCGCTCAATGATGAAGCCTTGTTCAGTGAGTTGAGCCATTTAGTGTGTGGCTTGAATGTATTGACATGCGACAGAGCACACCGCCTTAATCAGCTCAGGCAAACGCCAGATAATTATGCAAATCCATATCTTTGCGGCGATATGCCATAGGGTTTTATGGAACTCGGTAGGGGTAAATGTGACAGTGACAGTTTTCATGAATATCCTATACAGTGTTAAGGTGGAGAATAAAAAAGCCCCGACTGCTTGCTGATTACAGTTCGGGGCTTTTGCTTTTTAGGGGTGAATCTAATTCGTAATGTTGATCAATTGATCATCGTGATTTTTAAGTTGGGCGGTAATGGTTAAACGACGCGTACTAGCGTCCCATTCCAGCTCTAAATTCAGAAGCTCGCGCACCCCGTGCGTGTGTAAAATCGTGCGTTTCACCAGGTGTTCAATCTGCCGCAAATCCGCAGGCCGCTCAAAGTGGGGCAGCCAAGGTAAGCCGTGCTCTAGATCCAAAAACCAATCGCCCTGAAACGACAATAAGCGAGACTTGACGCGCTGGGCGACCGATTCAGCGAGGGTTGCATAATTGGCTCGCCCTTGTCCAAAGGTCCAGTCATGGTTGGCATCGAGCCGCCGCACTTTCATTGTGGGCCACCTGAGCAGTCCCCACCGGCTTTGACGCCGTCATGCCGGTGAGCGTGCAGCGTCACACCATTGGAAATGAGTTCACCTCCGCTATGCGAGATCGTGCCGTTAATGGTGGTACCGGCTGCGCTGCCGGTACCGCTCAAACCTGCTTGGTAGGTTAAAAGCTGTTCAACGATGACGGGGCATTGGATCGTCAATTGGGTGCCTTTGATCGTCATTTTTCCTGCTTGATCTAATTTGAAGTAAGCGCTGCCATCGAGCGTACGCATCATTAATGCATCCATTGCATACTCTGGAATAGCGCGAGGTAAAGAAGAAAACCCGACTAAAGCAAAGCCATCGGAGAGATCATGCAAGCGATAATCCAGTGGAATGCTAGATTGCCCACTGGCAAACCAGCCGTCGATACAGCGTTCGGCAAAGAGAATGAGGCATTCATCGCCTGGCGCTACCGGAAAAGTCATGACAAAGGCTCCGCCGCGTGGAAAGTGCACCGGCACATCGGTGAGCATCGGCAACGGGGCGGCTTGCTCGTTCTGTAAAAGTTGCTCGATCAAGGGCTGCACGGAAGCGGTTTGCGTGCTGGGATCAAAACTCACAATTCGACCTGGCAAGGCGACATGCAGCTTTTTGAGCGCGGCGGAGATGCTGGCCTCAATGGCGGCATCGAGGGAAGGCATATGCCATTTCATTTTTGTCTATCCTGTTGATGAAGGGGAGTGAAATTTCCTCCTATGGCTGTCATCATGGTGAGCCATTCATCGCCATAGGTATCACCGCAATGCGAGACGCTGATGACTTTATAATCGCCATTGAACGATTCAGTGATAGAGTGCACGCGTATTAAACCGCCGATACGGATGGCGGGATTCAGTAAAGCGGTGACGATAAGCCCATCCTCGCTTGCTTCAGGTGCGCCGATCATGCCGGTGTCTTGTGAAACCAAAACGGCTTCATCAGAAAGCACCTGTTGGGCAGGCAGCATCAGCAACTCGCCATCTTGAATCGACCAGTCAGCCTGATTGGCCTGAGCGATTTGACTTAATGCATCGCGGGTATTGCCGCAAAAGATGCGCCCACGAGGCAGGCTATTCAGCCGTCCTTGAGCCACCGTACCGAGTTGGGTTTGATCCAATGAGTGCGCAAGCTGCTGAATGGCCTGTTGATCGGAGGTACCTGCTTTGAGCGTGAGTGAGACACGCGCAGTCCGATAATCGGTATCGCCATCCGCGCACTCCAGTACCAGAATCGAATCGAGTCCATCGCGTTGTAGCGTGGCTTTGAGGATGTCGCCGGTATAGAGCAAGCGTAACTCCGCATAACCGACAGATAAGGCCACGCGTTTAAACGTGCCGCTTAAGAGCTGATTCAAATGCGTGCGATTCAGGTTCCAAATGCAAATCTGAGCCGGATTGGGCTTAGCGTCAATGGTTTTACAGAGGTCAAACGAGACGCGTAGCGCGTCAATCAACACACCATCGTGCGGATTGCCCAGCGCCAACTGATAGCGTCGGCCAAATTGTTTCATAGAGGAATCTGCGTTTTATCAGCAATGTAAAGTAAACAGCGCTGGCCTAAATCTTCTCCGCCGACTGGATCGAGGCCGATACCGCTTTCGTCGGTGAGGATGAAGCAATACTCAACCGGTCTGCGCCATAAAAGAGGAACGCCAACGACCAACGGTAGCCCTTGAGCGGTATAGAGATCCTGCTTTAAATCAAACACATCCATCGCCCAATAATCGGCAAGGCTGTTGTGGCGCAGCGTTAAGCGCAACGAATGCGCTTTAAACGCAATCGTCATTTCTTGATATGGCGCGGAATCAACGGGGATCAAATGCATGGCTTAGCCCAATAGATGCTTCAGCAAAGACTTCTTTTTATCGGCGGGCTGGAGTTGCACTTTGCCTTTTTGCGTTTTAGCGGCGGCTTGCTTGCGGGCGCGGCCAGATTGGCGCTGAATGCCGGCGATCGATTGTGTCGATACGATTAAAATCTCCCGACAGGTGATCGTGAATTCAGCGATGCCATCTTGCATCTGATTCAGGCTGATGGACTGGAGGAGCATATTGGAATACAGCTTAGCGCCCGTTAGAATCTCGATCGGCTCAATGGACCGTTGTAATTCCAGTAGGGCATCATAGACCTGCTGCACGCGTTCTTGCGTTGTGCTGGAATCGATTCCGCTCCAGGCTGGCAACCAGGGAACGAGAGGGCGGGTTTGCTCTAGGGTATTTGCGATTGACTGCTGAAGGGTGTGTGCAGAACCGAGTTCGCGCTGCATCCGCGAGGCGGCTTGCATCGTGACCGACTTGACTTCAGTTGGCAAAGGGAGCTGATTAAAGAAGTCGGGACTTTTGCGCAAAAATGCGCGATTCATTCCTGTGGGGTAGGTGATCGGTGGCTGGTAATCGGTGACAATGCCTGTGATCGTAATTTGTTTTGGCTCCAGCGCCGCATGATCGGCAATCAGCGCACCGGATTCAATCGGGTTTTCAGAAATGCGTAACACCGACTGATGTTGCTCAGCGAGCGTTGCATCGAGCGTGACGGTGCCGATGCGGCGGTGCAGCACCGAGATCGTCATAGCTTGGCCGCACTGTGGCTATTATGCGTAGCAATGCGTTGTTGACGCAGTGCATCTACGGTGGCGCGGCCTGCTGCGACGGGATCGGAAGAGGCGATATGAATTTTAATGTCTTGATTGACTGTCTGTTGCTGAGTGCGCTGCGCATGATGTGTCGTATGGTGGGTCACAGTGTTACTTTGATGCGCAGCTGGATGAGCGGAAGCTGAAGCCAGGTTGACGGCTTGAGAAATATCAATGGCTTGTGTCAGATTCAGTTTTTCGCCCATCCAACGGAAGCTGGATTGAAGTTTGGCCCACCCTTTCGAGATCCATCCAAACACGTTGTCCCAGGCGCACTGTATGCGGTTAAAGGCCGTTTCAAAAGCCTGAGCAATCCCATCCGTGATATTCGTCCATAGCGTGCGAGCGGATTCCAAGAGCGAGAGAAATAGCGTTTTAAGGCGGGTAACAAGTGCAGAACCCTTGGCCAGGATGCTTTCCCAGGTTTGACGAGTGAGCTTAACCAACTGAGCCAAGGTTGAATCAAAAAGTGTTTTGATTTTGCCAGCCACCTGCGCCAGAGTCTTTTGAAAACGGGCTAAATAAGCTTGGCACTGAACAAATCCATTCTTGGCATATTGGATTCCCTTGCCAAGAAAACTCCAAAATTTGGCCAAAGTGGCTTCCCCGCCCTGGATATGGGTCATCAAGTCATCGATCAAGACAATTAGCCCTGCGATAGCCGCAGCGAGCCAAGCAACAGGATTGACGATAAAGGCTGCAATCGTCGCACGTTTAACCCAAGCTAAGACACCCACTAAAGCCCATAGAGCCGCTTTCCAGCCGATCGTATGACGGATCACGCGATCGATGGCGATGCCGGAGTGATAAAGGGCCTGTACGGTAGCAAAAACGATGTCGATGAACCGGCGCAACCCATCCCGAATGAGTTCTTTATTGCGTAACAAAAAAGCTTTGAAGCGATCCGCGAGTAGAATTAACTGAGGCGCTAAGCCCAACGCAATTTGTGTACGCAAAGACTTGAATATCCAGCCCATGCGGGCCATTGCATCGCCCCAGGCAGAAGCCCTATCGGCTTGCTCTTGTGTCGCTATCCCTAAATCCTGTGCCTCTTGCATCAGCTCGAGCAGCTCAGCTTTGGATAAGCGCAGCGTTTGCAGCATCGACGCATCGATACCCATCTTTTGTAAAAAGGCGCTGCGCTGAGGATCAGAGAGGCGCTGCATTTTGTCTTGCAATTCATCCATCATTTGCGTGACCAATTTAATCGAGCCATTGGCGTTTTTGGCGCTTAAGCCGTAATGCTCAAAAGCGCGTGCGCCACGTCCTATGCCATTGGCTGCCTCGCCGATGACTTTAGAGAGCCCGCGTACCGAAGCGGTGGCCGCTTCAAGAGACGCGCCATTTTGCGCCGCAGCAAAGCCGAGCTGCTGTAAATATTCAGCGCTGACGCCGGTTTCGCGCGCCGCTTGATTCAGCGTATTGAGGCCCGTCAGCGCTTTGGCAAAGAAAGCGGTGAGGCCGCCTGCCAGTGCGCCCACGGCGGTTGTAGCAATCGAAGCTTTGCGGGCGACATCAGAAAGCGTTTGGCGAAAGTGCTGAGCTTGCTTAAGATCCGCGACGACGCCGAGCTTAAAGAGAAATTCGTCAACGACCATGGGTGCTTTGAGTTAGTTCGGTTTGAATGATGTCCCACTGTGCAATCGTCTGATGAAACTCGACCAAGTCAGACAATGTATAAACAGAACGCAGTTCATTCAGGGTGCAGTGCTTGCGCATAATGGGTAGCCAAATAAACCAGTCGATTAGGTCTGAACCGGAGTGGGCATGAGGGCGCTTAGACTGTTCCAAGCACCCCCTTTGAAAAAATCAGCGAATTGCACCTTACAGCCTTCCAGCAAAATGCGAATGAGGTGCGAGCGATGTTGATTAAAGTGAACTTCAAGCTGATGGGCTAGGCGAAAGGGTTTATCTTGATTGGCTTGAACAGTCGTATGTTCGTAAATTAGACGTTCGATCTCAGCGACTTGCGGGCTGCCTAAATGGGCTAAAAGCGTGCCGATTTCGATCTCGCCCTGACTATCCGGCGAAACCTTAATCCCTTCAAGTAATTTGCCCGCTTGCTTTAAAGCGGTCCAGCCAGCCATCGCATTCGCGGGCGTCATGCGATAGGTGATGCTATCTAGTTCAAATTGATGCGGGTTCATGAGTGAGCCAATCCTTTTTCTAGAGTAATCGTGAGCTGTTCAAACACCAGCGTCCAGGTCACGGCGTTATGGCCCATGCCTCGCGTATAGTCAGGGGACGTCGTGAAATAGCCATTGAGGCCGCTGACTTTGTCATCATTGAGTAGATCGACAATCGAGAGCGTCATCGGCGTGAAGGTTTTAAGGGTCGAACGCTGCTGCTTGAATAAACGATCTAAATAATGGTTATCGGGGCTATGTTGCTTGATTTTGAGGGTGAGCGTGCCGGATTGATCGGGATTCGCAATAAAAACCCCGGTGCCATTCGCGCCCATCGTGTAGCTGCCAGCATCGGCATTCAATTTCGCCTGAATCACATCGTTGCCGTCGCTCCAATCGGAGAGGCGCACGCCATTAATTAAAACAGAGACCTCGCGGGGACTAAAAGTAGTGCTCATAGGAATTAACGATCAAAATTAATGAGAATGTCAGCGGCATGAATCGCGCCGGCGAGTTTGAGCGCCACTTGAATCGGGGGCGCTTTACGGGCTTCACGGTCGCTGCTGGAGAGGCGATCAACGGTATCGACCCAGACATAAAAGCCTTCTTCAAGCCGCTCGCCGGTGTGACAATGCCCAAACGGATCGCCCCGCCACACGCCTGCGGCAAACGCGCCATTATGTACGCCCTCACGGCAGACTTTTTCGACCGCAGCTAAGAGCTGATGCGTGCCTGCATCCGTCAGAGGGATCTTGGTCGGACTGCGGTGTAAT